TCACGATTTGAAGACGTCGACCGCGACGGGTGTGGTGAAGGGGGCGGTCGTCATATCCAGATCACCGTATCCGTCGCCGAAGCTATAGCCTTCGAGCTGATTCAACAGACCATCGCGCGTTGCGAAAAGAATGAACTGCATTTCGTAGCCGTCAGACCCCAGTTTCGAACTGACGGTTCCGAGCGGGCTCTCGACATCCAACACTCGTGGCATCGAAGGGTTGACGGCGAAATCGGTGAAACTGCCGTAGCCTGTCATTTCGCGATTGGTGACGCGGGCATTGGAGAGCTGTTCGCCAAGACGATCCCGTTGATCGGGATACAGGTCCAGAATCGCGTTGAGGATCGCGCGTTCAAGGGCTGTGAAATCCAAAGACCCCTCCGGGTGTCAGCGGCCTGTCCGGGACGTCCCGGACGACGACGGTTGGCGAATGTCCGCCGTCTCTTCAACTGGAGCACAAATGAAAGAGACCAAACAGGCCTCGGGCACGCCCGAGGCGCGCGCGGCCATGCATGAGATGATGGCGGCGTTCGAGGCGTTCAAAGGGGCCAATGACGCCCGGCTGGACGAGATCGAGCGGAAGCGTTCGGTGGATGCGCTGCTGGAGGAGAAGGTGGCGCGGATCGACCAGGCGGTCGGGGCGGCGCAGGCGCGGCTGGACCGGGTTGTGAGCGAGGGGCGGAGGCCGGAACTGTGCGGCGGCTCCCCCTCCGACGGCTTCGCCGCTACCTCCCCCATGAAGGGGGAGGAGAAGAGTGCGTTTGACGGCTATCTGAAGACCGGCGCGTCGTTCGGGCTGGAGTTGAAGGCGGGGCTTTCGACGGCGTCGAATTCGGCCGGCATTGTGGTGCCGGAGCAGACCGAGCGGGCGATCGAGCGGCGGCTGATGGCGGGGTCGCCGATGCGCGAGATCGCCACGGTGAGGACGGTCGGAGCCGGGGTGTTCATGAAGCCGGTGTCGACGGCGGGCGTGACCTCGGGCTGGGTGGCCGAGACGGCGGCGCGGCCCGAGACGGATCCGGCGACCCTGGCGCTGCTGCAGTTCCCGTCGGCCGATCTGTACGCCAGTCCGGCGGCGACCCAGTCGCTGCTGGATGACGCCCTGATCGATCTGGACGAATGGCTGGCGGCGGAGGTCGAGGACGCCTTTGCGGCGCAGGAGACCCAGGCCTTCGTCAACGGCGACGGGGTCAACAAGCCCAAGGGCTTCCTCAGCTATCCGATCGTGGCGGATGCGAGCGCGGTCTGGGGGCAGATCGGCTATGTCGCCTCAGGCGCGGCGGGGGCGTTCGCCCCGACCAGCCCCACCGACCGGCTGATCGACCTGGTCTATGCGCCCAGGGCCCAGTACCGGCCGAACGGGCGGTTCGTGATGAACCGCAAGACGGTCTCGGCGGTGCGCAAATTCAAGGACGCCGACGGCAACTACATCTGGCAGCCGGCGCAGCGGGCGGGCGAGACCGCCAGCCTGCTGGGCTATCGGGTGACCGAGATCGAGACCATGCCGGACATCGCCGCCAACAGCGCGGCCATCGCCTTCGGCGACTTCCAGCGCGGCTATCTGATCGTCGACCGGGCCGGGGTGCGGGTGCTGCGGGACCCCTATTCCGCCAAGCCCTATGTGCTGTTCTACACCACCAAACGCGTCGGCGGCGGGGTGCAGAATTTCGACGCGATCAAGGTGATGAGGTTCAGCGCGAGCTGACGCTCGCGAGGGCTCAGGGCGTAGGGCTTGGGGCTTGGGAAGAGGGGCGGAACAAGCCCTGTGACCCAAGCCCTAAGACCCCGTTTTTTAACGAAATTCGAGGTTTCCCATGACCGCACCCGTCCTGCTGGCGGAAGCGAAGCTGTTCCTGCGCGTCGAGCATGCGGCGGAGGACGGGCTGATCCAGACATTGATCGATGCGGCCCGGGCGCGGGTCGAGGGGGATGTCGGGCTGACATTGAGCTCGACCTCGCCGGCGGCCTTGCGGCTGGCGATCCTGATGCTGGCCCTGCGGGCCTATGAGCGGGGCGATGCGGAGATGCCGGTTGCGCCGGTCGAGGGCTGGATCGCGCCTTATCGCGTGGTGCGGCTGTGAAGGTGCTGGCGGAGTTGCTTCAGGGTGTCGAGAGCGAGACGCCCTATGGCGGCCGGGCGGTCAGCTGGGAGCCCCTCGGCTGGGCCTGGCTGAAGCTGGGGGCGCGGCGGCGGCGCGAGAAGAGCGAGCCGGGCGGGCTGCGGGTGGTCGAGACGGTGACGGCGGAGACGCGGTCGGACCCACGGCTGGGCGAGGGCCGGGTGCTGGGATTCGGCGGCGGCGACTGGCGGATCGTCTCGGGCGAGACAGTCGGCGGGCGGGCGATCCTGAACCTGGAGCGGGTGCGATGAGCGCGCATGAGCTGGCGCTGCAGAAGGCGCTGATCGGGCATCTGAAGGCGGATGCGGCGGTGCAGGCCCTGCTTGGGCGACCGGCGCGGATCTGGGACGCAGCGCCGAAGGACGCGGCCTTTCCGCATCTGCTGATCGGGCGGAGCGAGAGCCGGCCGGTCGGGGCAGATGGAGGCGGGGTCGAGCAGGCGCTGACCCTGACGGTGGTGTCGCGGTTCCGCGGGACCGAGGAGGCCAAGGCGGTGCTGGCGGCGGTGCGCCTGTCGCTGAACGAGGCGGTCCTGGAGGCCGACGGGGTGCGGACGGTGAACCTGAGGGTGACGTTCGCCGATGTGTTCCCGGGCGCCGACGCGGCGCGGACATTTGCGGTGCTGCGGGTGCGCGCCGTCACGGAGGAGATGGATAGATGAGCGCTCAACGGGGCAGGGACATATTGCTGAAGATCGAGGGCGCGCCGGGCGTGTTCACGACGGTGGCGGGGCTGAGGGCGCGGACGATTTCGCTGAACGCGCGGACGGTGGATGCGACCGACGGCGACAGCGCCGGGCGGTGGCGCGAGCTGCTGGGCGGGGCGGGTGTCAGGTCGGCGGCGGTGGCGGGGCAGGGGATTTTCCGAGATGCGGCCTCCGACGCGCTGATCCGTGAGGCCTTCTTTTCCCAGTCGGCGAGCGTGTGGCGGCTGATCGTGCCGGACTTCGGCGTCCTGAAGGGGCCGTTTCTGGTTGCAGCGCTGGAATACGCCGGCGAGCACGAGGGCGAGGCGACGTTCGCGATCAGCCTGGCGAGCGCGGGTGAGATTTCGTTCGAGGCCCTGTGATGGTGGCCAATGGCGCGCGGGGCGAGGTGGTCGCGGCACTGGCCGGGTCGGAGCGGCGACTGTGCCTGACGCTGGGGGCGCTGGCGGAGATCGAGACGGGGCTGGAGCTGGAGGGGTTGTCCGGCCTGGCGGAGCGGATGCGGGCGCTGTCGGCGCGGGACCTGACGATCGTGCTGGCGGCGCTGTTGCGGGGCGGGGGCGAGCGGGTGCTTGCGGATGAACTCGACCGGGCGGCCATCGATCCGCGCGAGGCGGCGGAGGCGGTGGCGAAGGCGTTTGCGGCGGCGGCCCGGTGAGCGAGCGGATGGCGCAGGCGCCCCTCCACCACCCTTCGGGTGGTCCCCCTCCCCGCGAGGCGGGGAGGAGACCCGACTGGGGTGAGATGGTGCGGACGGCGGTGCGGCTCGGTGTCGGGCCTGAGGCCTTCTGGCGGTTGTCGCTGCGGGAGTGGCGGATGCTGACGGAGCGGCCGGGCGGTGCGGTACCGCTGGGGCGCCTGGACTTTGAGCGGATGGCGGAGGCGTGGCCGGATGACTGAGACAGTGGCACCAACCGGCCTGGACGGCGTGCCGCGCAAGGCGGCGGAGGCGGCGGCAGCGCTGGAGGCGCTGAGGGAGCCGGCGGCGCGGGCCGCGGCCTCGATCGAGGACGCCTTCGGCCGTGCCGGAGACGGGCTGGTCAGGTCGCTGGCGCGGGCGGCGGCGGACGGTGAGGTCAGCCTGGCCGAATTGGCGCGAGCGGTGCTGGCGGCGGTGAATGCGGCCTCAGGGTCGAGCGGCGGGGGCGGGCTGGGCGAGGCGATCGCCCGGGTGGTGCAGTCGGCCTTTTCCGGGTCCCGGGCTGACGGTGGTGCCGTGCTGGGCGGCGGGGCCTATCTGGTCGGTGAGCGCGGGCCGGAGGTGTTCCGGCCTGCCGGCGCCGGCGTGATCGAGCCCACCGGGGGCGGTGGCGGCGTCACCGTCAATGTGCGGGTGGACAGCGGGGCGCCGGGGCTGCTGCGCTCCGAGGCGCAGATCGCCCAGATGCTGGCGCGCGCCGTATCGCTGGGCGCGCGCCGGCTCTGAGCCGTGGCGGCGGTTGGGCGGTCAGTAGCCCTTGGGATTGGGTCCGAAGCGGTTCTCACCCCGCTGGCTGTCGGCAAGACCGATCCAGAGCAGGAAGCCCAGATTGACCAGCGTCAGCAGCCCGAAAAGGCCCAGCACGGGTGCGATGAGCGCCAGGATGGCGGCCGGGTCCCCGCTTTCGCGGGGATGACAAGGCGAGAATGACCGGGCGGGGATCACAGGGCGGTGTGCGGGAGGGACGGATGAGTTTTCACGAGGTGCGGTTGCCCGCGCGGCTGGCGTTTGGATCGACCGGCGGGGTGGAGCGGCGGACGGAGATTGTGACGCTGGGCTCCGGGTTCGAGCGGCGGTCGACGCCCTGGGCCCAGGGGCGGCGGCGCTATCTGATCGGGACCAATCTGCGGTCGCTGGACGATATGGCGGCGCTGACCGGGTTCTTCGAGGCGCGGAGGGGGCGGTTGTACGGCTTCCGTTTCCGGGATTTTGCGGACTGCAAATCCTGCGCGCCGGGGGCAGCGATCGGTCCGCGGGATCAGGTTCTGGGCGAGGGTGACGGGACGCGGACGGTGTTCCCCCTGATCAAACGCTACGGTGCCGGGATCGATGCGCCCGAGCGGCGGATCACCAAGCCGGTCGGGGGAACGGTGCGGATTGCGGTGGCAGGGGTTGAGCTGCCGGTGTCGGGGTTCGTGGTCGATACGACGACGGGTGAGGCCCGCCTGGCGGCCGCGCCCGGCAGGGGCGCTGTCGTGACGGCCGGGTTCGAGTTCGACACCCCGGTGCGGTTCGACGCCGACCGGATCGAGGTCACGCTGGAGAGTTTCGACGCAGGACGGATGGCGGCCGTGCCGCTGATCGAGGTGCGGGTCTAGGCCATGAGAACGATACCGAACGAACTGGCCGCCCGCATCGAAAGCGGGGCGGCGATGCTTTGTCATGCCTGGGTGCTGCGACGGACCGACGGGCTGGACCTGGGGTTCACCGATCATGACCGGGACCTGACCCTTGAGGGCGTCCTGTGCCGGGCGAGCAGCGGCTGGACGACGGGGGCGGCGGACAGCGCCGTGGGGCTGGGTGCCGGATCGGCGACGGTCGCGGGCGGGCTGGATGATGCGGCCATAACCGGGGCGGATATCGAGGCCGGGCTCTATGACGGGGCGTCGGTGGCGCTGTGGCGGGTGGACTGGGATCGGCCGGATCTGCGGGTGAGGCTGTGGACGGCGACACTGGCCCGGATCCTGTGCGAGGGGGGCCGGTTCCGTGCTGAACTGGAAGGGCCGCTGGCGAAGCTGGAGCGGGTTGTCGGCCGAACCTATGGCCGGGACTGCGATGCGATCTTCGGGGACCGGCGATGTGGCGTTGATCCGGACGCCTTTCCCGGCCTGACCTGTGACAAGCGCTGGACGACCTGCGTCGGGACCTTTGCCAATGGGGTCAATTTCCAGGGCTTTCCGGATACGCCCGGCGACGACTTCCTGACCGCAACGCCGGTCGAGGGGGGACGCCATGACGGCGGGAGCCGGCGATGAGGGCGGCGATCGTGGCGGCGGCGCGCGGATGGCTGGGCACACCCTACCGGCATCAGGCGAGTCTGCGGGGCGAGGGGGCGGACTGTCTGGGTCTGGTGCGCGGGGTGTGGCGCGAGTTGATCGGGGCCGAGCCCGAGGCCCCGCCGCCCTACCGGCCCGACTGGGCCGAGGTCGGCGGCGAGGAGACCCTGCTGGCGGCGGCGCGGCGGTGGCTCAAGGAGATACCTGTGGAGACTGCGTTTGCGGGGGACGTGCTGCTGTTCCGCATGGCCCCCGGCTGTCCGGCCAAGCATTGCGCGATCCTGAGCGACATGACCGGTGCCGAGCCGAGGATGATCCACGCCTATTGGGGGCGGTCGGTGGTGGAGAGCTGGATGGGCTCGTGGTGGCGTCGAAGGCTGGTCGCGGCCTTTCGCCTGCCCGGCGTTGAACCTGTGGGAGAGGCCTGACCATGGCGCAGATGATTCTGGGCACGGTCGGCCAGGCGATCGGAGGCCCGGTCGGGGCCGTCATCGGGGCGAGCCTCGGACGGGTCGTCGATCAGCGGGTGGTTTCCGGTCTTGAGCCCGCGCGACAGCGGGGGCCGCGGCTGGAAACGCTGAGGGTGCAGGGCTCGGCGGAGGGCGCGCCCATGGCCTGTGTGTTCGGGCGGGCGCGGGTGACCGGTCAGGTGATCTGGGCCGCGCGCTTCCTCGAGGGACGCCGGACGTCCTCCGCCGGCAAGGGTGGCCCGCGGACGGTGGAATACGACTATTCGCTGAGCTTCGCGGTGGCCCTGTGCGAGGGCGAGGTCGACGGGATTGGCCGGGTCTGGGCGGACGGGCAGCCGATGGATCTGTCGGGTGTGACGATGCGGTTGCACAGGGGCGGGGTCGGGCAGACGCCGGATCCGCTGATCGAGGCGGTGGAGGGGGCCGCTCCGGCCTATCGGGGCACGGCCTATGTGGTGTTCGAGGACTTGCCGCTGGGGCCCTATGGCAACCGGGTGCCGCAACTGGGGTTCGAGGTGTTCCGCCGGGCGCGCGGGACGGTGCCCCGGCTGGAAGACCGGCTGGAGGGGGTCTGTCTGATACCGGGGGCCGGAGAGTTCGTCCTCGCGACCGAAGCGGTCATGCGGCGCGACGGACTGACCCGGACCACGACGGAGAACCTGCATACGGGTGAGGGGCGGACGGACCTGGCGGCGTCGCTGGATCAACTTCAGGCGCAGTGCCCGAACCTCAAGCGGGTCAGTCTGGTGGTCGGCTGGTTCGGCAATGATCTGCGGGCCGGGCATTGCACGATCCGGCCCGGGGTCGAGCGGATCGACAAGGCGACGGAGCCCCTGCGCTGGTCGGTGGCGGGACTGGGACGGACCGAGGCGCATCTGATCTCGCAGAGCCATGGCGGCCCGGCCTATGGCGGAACGCCATCCGACGAGACCGTGCGCCAGGCCGTGGCGGAGCTGAAGTCGCGCGGGCTGGAGGTCACCCTGTACCCCTTCCTGTTCATGGATGTGCCGGCGGGGAACGGCTTGCCGGATCCGTACGGAGGGCCGGACCAGGCGGCCTATCCCTGGCGGGGGCGCGTTGCGGGTCCTGACGGTGAGGGCGCTGCGGAGGCGGTCGCCGCCCTGTTCGGAAAGGCCGGCGGCTGGGGGCTGCGGCGGTTCGCGCTGCACTATGCAGCCCTGGCGGCGGAAACAGGGGCTGACGGGCTGCTGATCGGCTCCGAGATGCGCGGGCTGACGATGATGCGGGATGCCGGCGGCGGGTTTCCCGCGGTGGCCGGGTTCCGGGCGCTGGCGGCGGAATGCCGGGCGGTCGTCGGACCCGATGTCGCGCTCAGCTATGCGGCGGACTGGTCCCAAAAACGCGCGGTTAAAACATAGTAACAGCGGGATAGTTCGTTGGAACTGGAACGCCCTACGGACCCTCAGAATGCCCCTCGACAACCCTTAGGGCTACTGCGCTGCCCCCGACCTGCTTTGGCCCTGTACGGGGCGCGCTGGCAGCTTCGAGATCCCGTCTGAGGTGCCGGAGGTAGGCCCGACCTAGCGCTTCCGGTTCCCAGCCATGGTTTGCGGCCAGGACTGCCAGTACGGGATACCGCTTCAATACCCGATGCCGCTCGTCGATCACCGCAACTAGGTGCCGGGTCAGCGTCAATCGCGCTTGGCAAAGGGACGTGACGTTCGAAGTAGCGGCGTCCGACCGCACGCCTTCGTCGTCTCCATCATTCAGGAAGGCGTTGACCCAGAGTTCAACTCGTACGCGGCCCGATCGGCTGTTTCGGATTTCGGCCCGCACTTCACCGAATGCCAAATCCCATGCCGTGCTGCTGAAGCTTGACCTAATCCGAGGCGCTCCCAGCGGCGTCGTCCGGCAACGCGGAAGGCCTCGCAAACGGGGCAAGATGGGGCCGATCGGATGACCGGGCGTCTATGAAATCGGTGAGGCTTCGCTCGCTTTGTTCGAAGGCCCCTTGGGTCAGCGCGCCGCGCATGAGTTCATAGCGGAGCCAAACCCGGTACGTGTTCACCACGTCGGTTTCGCAGTAGTCCGCGACTTCCTGAATGCGCCCCGTGGCCACGTACTCGGCAACCTTGGAGCCGTCCACGCCATCGGGTTTTCCGGGCAGGCCGAGGATGCGCGAGAGTTCGTCCAGCTTGCATTTGCCCTGGGTGGTGAAGCTGGCCAGCACGTCGCACAGGTCCACCGCGTCGTCGGAGTACCGCTTGAAATAGCCGCGCGCATACAGGCCCGGCGCGGACAACTGGTTGACCATGGCCCGGTAGCGCAGCACCGGCAGGTCGAAGCCGCTTCCGTTGAACGATACGAGGCAGGGCCGCAGGTCGTTCAGGCGGTCTGCAAAACTGGCGATCAGGTCGGCTTCCGAGCGGTCGCCGATGTGCGGGGCACCGAGCGAGCGGACGATCCAGCCATTGTCGCTGCTCTCTGCGATCAATGCTCCGATGCAGGCGATGCGGTGTAGCGGCAGTTTGCAGAACTTGGTGCCGACGATCTCTTGAGCCTGATCTTCGTCGTGCGGTTCGATCGCGTGGATGCGCGAGACCGCTTCCAGATCGGGGATGGTCTCAAGATCGAAAACGACGACGTGGGCCATGATGTCTCCCAGCCTGCAAAAGGGTGATGGGCGGCACCGCCGCCCATCTGTTCGGGCAGAGCTTAGCCTGCCTTCTTCGCCTTCGCCGTCTTCATCGTCGCGGCGCGGGCCTGCGCAGCAGCGGCCACGGCGGCATCGAACTCACCGGCCAGCACCGCTTGATCCAGCGTGTCGATGATCGGACCGATACCGGCCAGGCCTTCGGCTTCGACGGAGGTCATGCCCTTGGCCAGTTCCAAAGGCCGGCCACCGTAGCGGAGTTGGAAGAAGACCTTGCCGCCGTCGCCGCTGAACCAGCCCTTGCGGACAGAGCGCGGGACCTCGACGCGGGACCGGTTCCCGGCTTCGTCCGTCTTGGTGACGGTGCGGACGGCCGCGTGGGGCTTGCCGGTGATGGCCGCTTCGACCAGCCCCCGCTGTTCGGCCAGATAGCCGCGCAGTTTATCGCGGTTGCGTTCCTGCGGGCTGGCCGGCTGGGATTGCGGCTTCGCGGCAGACAGTTTCAGGGATTTCAGAAGGGACATGAACACCTCGTTGTGGTTGTCGATGTCGCCGCTCTACTTCCGTCGTCCAGATATGCGACCAGAGACTGACCCGAAAATAATTCGACCGTCACGACCATAGTTTTAGGGGATGAAAGTTGGTCTGGGATCGCAGGGTTTCGCGCGGTCGCTTGGCCTGTAGGTGAGGCTCGGCCGCCGTACGCTGGTTCAGCTAGTCTGTGTAGCCAGCCACTCAGCGAACACCTTCGCTCTCAGGGGCGCAATGAACTCAACTGTGACGTGGTACTCCGCTTCATCCCGGTAGGCGTCAGAGAGCATCTTTGCGATAAATGGCGCGTTCTTGAGCTCGATCACCTCGGCATATTGCGACTGCGGATAGGCCTCGCGCCACTGGATGAGCCGAACACCGCCCCGACGATCTTCTTCGATCAACCGCGCTGCTAGATCGTCACGCTGGGGGTAGGGCTTCTGTAGAGCTACGTCGTTCATCCAGCGCCTTTAGCGGCGATAGGCGACCAAGCCTATAGATGGTGGACGCCGGACCAGAGATGTCCGCTCTCCGCTCGGATGCCAGTTTCCGCTCCCGACCCATAGCGGACCTTGGCTCTAATGCGTCGTTGGTCGCTGGGGACTCTAGTGGCGGCGGCAGCATAACGTGTCATGGTGTGGGCTTGTGGGTTCGAGGAAAGCTATGACCACGATTGCATCGTTGGCGATGATGCTGCTTTTCACGGTGCCTTCGCACCCGCTCACCGATCCCACAGTGAGCACGGTCACCATCGTCGGCGTTGGTGAAAGACCTCAGTTCGCGTCGGGAACAATAAAGACGTCAGTGATTGTGCTGGGACGCAACGAGCAGGGAAATGTAGGAACCTACTATCTGACCTATTCCGGTGCTGATCAGGTCCTCCCCGGTTTGGGTAGCCGTTGCACTTTCACCCATCATCTCGGACGCTTGGAACATGTCGGCGGCCTTGGGATCATGCCGTTCCTGACTGGTGAAGAGTTCGAGGCATTCGAGTGCGGTCCAACTCCGCCTTCGGAAGACCTGATCCGGTCCGAGTGGCTCCGTCAACCTGCTCAATGA